ACGGAGTGGGTCTCGATCGCCTTCAGGTTGTGGTTCGCTGCTTGGAGCAGCTCGAAGCCAGCCTCGCGCAGACCTTGTGAGCTGCCGCCGGCTCCGCAGAAGTCGTCAACGAATGTGTATGCCATCAGTCGACCAGTCCCTCGAGCGCTGCGAAGTCGATCTGCTCGGGGTCGGACAGCTCGCGATCGACGTTCTCCATGTTGCGAACGGCCTGCGCGTAGTACGAGGGCTTGAGCTCGATGCCGATGCCGAAACGCCCCTGGCGGACGCTCTCGTAGACCTCTGACCCAACGCCCATGAAGGGTGTGAGCAATCGATCGCCGGGCTGCGTGCGCAACTGCAGATAGCGGGCGATCACGTCGAGCTGCAGCGGGTGCACGTGCTTCTCGTCGTCCTCATCTTTCGAGTCGCGGAATGGCAGCACCCGGTCAATGCGGACGTCATCCCAGACGGATGAGGCGTAGCGTCGCCAGATCCACTGCGAGTACCGGTTCGCGGTCTGCTTGCCCTCGAAGGCCCGGTATTGGTGCAGCTCGGCGGGTACTGGGATGCTGCCGGCGTAGTCGTGCAGACCGGTCGGGTGCTGGATCGGCAGAGGCGACCCGCCCCGCTTTCTGAAGATCAGCAGTTCATCGGCCGAGGCGACGCCGGCGTACGCGGCATCATCGACGATCGTCTTGTGCGCGAGGTTCTTCGCCATGGTGCGCAGTCGCACTGCGAGGGGTTCCTTCCAGATGACGTGCCGGGCGATCCAGTCGAATCCGCGCTCCTGGTGCATGCGGATCACGTCGCCGGGGAAGTCGTCGAGCGAGTCCTTGCCGGAGTTGCCAGATGGCACCGGAGCCGCGTGCACCCCGACCGTGCGGCCAGGGATCGTGACGCGCGCGATCTCGTCGATAACCAGCCCGTAGTGCTCGGCGAACTCCGCCGTTGTGCGTGCGTTCGACAGATCGCGGTCTGACGACGAGTAGCGATAGAGGCCGACGAACGGCGGGGAGTAGATCGTGCCGTGGATCGAGTCATCGGGGATAGCCGCGAGCACATCCATGCAGTCCGCGTTGTAGATCGCGAATCGGTCGGTGATGTGCTGAGTCAGGACGCCAGCCATGCGGGAACCTCAATCTCCTGGTCGTAGGTGTAGGGCTCAACGGCCCGGGCTTCGTTCATGTGGGCGACCAGCTCGGTGAACAGCCGGTCCGCCTGCTGTCCCTTGCGTTGCAGGGACGCGAGCATGTTCCGCCCGCCCTCGCTAGTGACGAGGTCAACGGTCACGGGACGCTGCTGCCCGAACCGCCATGAGCGGCGCACGGCCTGGTAGTACTGCTCGAAGGAGTGCGTCGGGAAGTACGTCATCCGGTTGCAGTGCTGCCAGTTCAGGCCCCACGCACCGATCGACGGCTTGGTTACGAGCACTCGAATCTCGCCCCGGGTGAACGCGGCGAGCTTCTCTTCCTTCGCCTCGGGAGAATCCGAACCGGTGACCTCTATCGCTCCATCGATCAGGGACGTGAGGCGCGCCGACTCGTCGTTCAGGTGGCACCATGCGACTGCAGTGTCAGCGTGCTCAAGGAGTGCGGCCGCGGCCTCGCATCGTTCGTCGAGCGTGCGCCGCAGTTCTTCACGTTCCTCCTGCAACCCGACCGCAGGCATGTCGAAGAGAGTGTCGGCCCGGGAGGTGCGCGCCTCGATCAGGGTCTCGATCTCCCGAAGCTCCGGCAGGACGAAGCCCTCGTCGGAGAATCCGTAGTCGGAGGGCTTGCGAATCGCGCGCGCCCATGACGACACCCACCGCCAGAACGGTGCCCCAGCGTGACCCTTCAACCGGAACCCCGCAGAGCGACCGGTCGCGGCGAAGCTGCTGCGCGTCGTCGCAGTGCGATTGTCGTTGACGAAGAACCGCGTGAGCATGTCCATGTGCCCGAGTACTCCGAGCGCCTCAGATGACGTGCCCAACTCCATGTAGTCGTTCGGTGCGGCCGTGGCTGTACCGAGCAACCGGTACGGGATGCGCCGCATGAACTCCGTTACCTGGGCGCGCGTTTCACCCTCGAAGGATTTGATGGCCGATGACTCGTCGCAGACGACCCCACCGAAGTCTTCGTGAGCGAACTTGCCGAGCTGCTCGTAGTTCGTCACCGTGATTTCTGCGGAAACTCTCCCGTTGCGTGACATCGCTGCGTCGTGCCCAAACTTCTCAGCTTCCGCGACGATCTGGAACCCGACCGCGAGCGGCGTTAGCAACAGGACCGGCTTGCCGGTGCGCTCGAGCACGTTCTGGGCCCACGTGAGCTCCATCGGCGTCTTGCCGAGACCGCAGTCCGCGAAGATCGCCCCGCGCCCTTTTCGTACAGTCCACTCGACCAAGGCCCGCTGGAAACCGAATAGGTGGGCAGGCATAGCGGTCGGCTCGAACCCTCCGTCGCTCTGAAGCTGTGCTCGGTCCGCCAGGAAGTCTGCGTAAGCGGTGGTCATCCGAGGAATCCCTTCGCGCGGGTGAGGCGTGAGACTGGGACTTCGCGGTAGTCGATGCGCTGGAAGGAGTTGAGCTTCGTGAGGTGCGCGAGATCGGCGGCGACCGAGATCACGCGCCATACGGCGCGGTCGTAGTTGGCGACGAGGACGGTGTCGCCGCGGCGGATGGGGCGCGGTGCTCTCATTCGTCGACTCCCTGTGTGGCGGCGGCGGGCGCCTTCGCGGCCTTCTTCATGTGGGATACCTGTGCCTTGAGCTTCTTGATGTCGGTCTTCGCACGGTTGAGGGGGGATGCCTCACGGTTGTTGCGTGTGGAGGTGAGTGCGGCGACGATCTCCGTGGCGGCGAGCAGTAGTACCGGCATGGCGGCCTTCACCCAGGGAGCCGCGGCGGATGCGGGGTCTTCGGTGATGTCGGTCGTGGACACGAGGTACGTGTAGTTGCAGTAGGCGGAGAACATCACGAGCGCGACGGTGACGGAGGTGGTCAGCCATGCGGCGAGGTGTGCACGGCGGCGGCGCAGCGACAGGGTGGCCAAGGCGGTGCCGACGAGGAACACGTCGACAGCCACCGGCAGGGTCCACTGCTTCGCGGGCGAGTCGACGATGTAGGCGGCGAAGTGCAGCAGACCGTCGATCGAGGCGACGCCGGCGGCGATGACTGCTGCGAACAGGAGACCAACCTCGACCCAGTAGATGACGATGTTGTCGGGGTTCCACGCCTGCCCCGCACCAGTGCGGGACCGGGGACGGCGGGCGACCGGACCCGCCGCCTCCGGCGACTTGGGGGTGCGCGCCTTCCGGCGGCGTGCCCGTGTGACAGGCGGCGGGGTCACGTCCGCTGCAGGGAAGAGACCGCCGTCATCGAGGAGGGCGGTGCTCATACGTGCTCACCGTTGTCGTCGATGCGGTTCTGGAACGCGGGCTTGCCCAACCGTGCTGGGCGGGTGACGACCTGTTCACGCTGAACGGTGCGCCACTTCTTCTCGCCGGTCTTCTTGTCGACGCGGGAGATGCGCACGGTCTTCGGGTAGCGGACCTCGCGCGCGGGCTCGAGCACAGGGCGGCTGGCGAGCAGCACGGGGCGCAGGTGGGCGAACCATTCGCGTGCGCTCGGCTCAGCTGAGGCGACCCGCTTGCCGACGGAGTTGTGGGGGCGCCCGACGAACAGCGACTTCGGGTCGAAGGGAAGCGCCTTCGCAGGGCCACGGCGGCGCTGGGCCCGGTTCTGTGCGGGCTCGAGTGGGGTGTTGTGCATCAGGAGTGCCTTCCATAGCTGCTGTCGTTGAGAGCGGTGAGGTATTGGTCGAAGTCGTCGTGGAAGTCGGTGCGTCCCTGCCCATCGGCGTGTTCGACCCACCCCCACCGGAACTGGCCGTCAGCGGTGACCGTGTAGATGGCGATCTGGCGGCCGGCGATCAGCTGAGCTTCGGCCCGGGTGAGGCGCTGGTCAGAGACAGGGGTGCTGACGCTGTACCCGTTGACGGTCTCCGCGACGTGGAATCCAGCGCGAGCGATCCGCATCATGAGCTCGTCGGCACGCTGCCGCGCCTCGGTGTACTGGGCGACGTCGCCCCACAGCGGACGGTTCATGCAGCCCACCTCTCGATCGCTGCAGGTGACAGCACGGCAAGGCAGTCCTTGCAGAGGTTCTTCCGCGCGTGCGGGTCACGAACCTCGCGCACGGTCGGACAGCGATCGCACTCGCGCAGGTACCGCACACGGCGGGTGCTGGGGTCGTGGACGATCTGCGTGCGGGGCGGTGTGAGAAGTGCGACGGTCATCGCTTGCCTCCCGGTGCCTTGAGGAGGAGCTCGAATGTCCAGTTCTCGCCGATGCGACGTGAGGTGACTTCGCCCTCGAGGTCGAGAAGGCACACCCACGAGTCGTTGACCCGATGGGTTGACTGAACGGTGCCCTCGTTCTGGTTCGTGACGGTGCTGATGAGGCGGTTGTAGAGGGCGTGGTCGGTGAGCGTCGCGCGCACGTAGTCGCCGGACTTGAGCTCGTGGATCTCGACGACGCGGTCCTGGATGATCGGCTCGGGCATCAGTTCTCCTCGGACAGGGTGGGCAGTTGCATGTCGGTGAAGGGCGTCGAGGTCGGCGACGGAGTCGGGGCGGGAGTCGGTGTGGGCAGCGGTGGGCGGGCGCATCCGAACACGAGCGCGGCGCTGCCGAAGATGACCAGCAGCAC